GAAGCAAACGGATGTACCAAGTTTTCATTCATTGGTCGTGCAGTAGACTCTACTAATCGTCCTATACCTCCTTCTAGCATGTCTCTAGCGACTATAGACGGTAGTCAAGACGGTACAGACAGAGAATCGGCACTAGGTATCAAATTCCGTGCTCCAAGGCAGTTCTCGACCCAATCTAGGGCGGTTACAGAAGACGACTACGCTTATATCGTCTCTGACCTATATCCTCAAGCAGCAGCAGTTACTGCATATGGTGGAGAGAAGTTAAGTCCTCCTGTATACGGTAAAGTATACATTGCTGTTAGATCAAAATCAGGTGTTAACCTTAATACCACTACAAAGACACGTATTAAGAACCAGTTGCTGAAATATTCGATGGCATCTATCGAACCAGTAATCGTTGACCCAACAATCTTTTATATTACTCCTAAAGTTTACCCTTTCTATAATGGTAACAATACTACTAGATCAGCAAACGAACTAGGTACTGAAATTCTTAAATCAATTGATCAATATAATGGACAAAACCGTGAGAACAGATTTGGTAGTAGATTAGAGAAGTCAAGGTTTAACTCAATGGTTGATGCATCAGATGATGCGATATCTGGAACTAGTACCCAGATAACAATGGGACAGAATCTAGATCAGTTTACGTTTGGGAACGTATTTACTCAATGTCTAGACTTTGGTAACCCAATTACTAACCCTAGTGACCTTGGTGGAAACGATGCAGGAGACAGTACATGCCCTCCTAAGTATTCATCAGTTAAATCTGGTAAGTTCTATGCCACAGGGTACACAGAGAACCTTGCAGACCTCTTAGCGGATGGGTCTACTGCAGGTGGTGGAACAGCAAGTGGTGCAGCATCAGATGCTTCCGATGCTGTATATTCTTCTGCAAATAGAACCACTGAAGTGTTAGTACCTGTTAACATTAGAGATGATGGTAAGGGTAATTTACTCTTAGTAACTACACGTAACGAAAAAGAGGTAACTCTAAACAGTTCTATCGGAACTGTTGATTACACAAACGGTGTTGTTTGTGTAGGACCTTTAGATGTTGCTGATACATCCGATGGAACAACCAGAATCCCTGTTGTAGTCTATCCTGACAGCGATTCTATCACTATACCACCAGGCGTTGATCCTACAATCTTTAACCCTGAAGTGTACCCAATTGATTATGTAACAAACCCTACCACAGTCCCAAGTTTTGATCCCAACAACTTTGGTGGATGGAACTATGGTGGAACCCCAATAAATATCATCAGTTACCCGATTGATGCGTTTACATACCCAGAAGTCGATTCCTGTTTCTAACGAATGCAAACTATTAGTTCTGTAAATATATCCGATAGAGTCGAAGGTCAATTACCTGATTTTATCAAGCAAGAAGACGAGCAGTTTGTCTCGTTTCTGTTTGAGTATTATAAATCACAGGAAAAGACAGGTCGTCCTTATGATCTATTAAACAATATCCTAACTTACTTGGATATTGATGCATATGATCAAAAAGTCTTAGCGTCTTCTACTGAATTAATAAAAGACGTTGATACAGCAAACTCACTTATAGAAGTTGAGTCAATTGATGGATTTATGGATCGTGATGGATCTGTAATGATCGATAACGAAGTAATTTACTACGAAGAGACAGTTCGTGGTCCTGATGCTATCCTAACACCAGGTTTATCACTAGAAGAATTTAATAAAAAGAGACAAGAACTAGAAAGTCCATTTTTAGACTTTGATGGGGTCACTACAACCTTCCCACTTAAGTTTCTAGGTACTCCAGTCTCACCAGTCTCAGCAGAGCACTTAGCAGTCATAGTTTACAATCAAAGTATGATCCCTAATGTGGATTATACGATTAGTGGTACTAATATAACTTATACTGTTGCTCCTAGAGCTAGAATAGGTACTGATATAGTTGGTTCTACTAGAATCCTTTATTACATTGGTTTTGCCGACTCTGTAATCAAAGAATTAGTCTTCCCTGCTCCTGCAGGACTTGCAGGTCAAGATTCTATGACTCTTGGTTATGATAATCTAGCATATTCGCCAATTTCAGAGATTGGTTTGATTATCAACCGTAATGGTCTTCTACTATCACCATATATCGACTATGTGTTGACTGATAACAACACACAGATCAAGTATTTTGTAAATATCGCTCCAAACGATATATTTCACATTCGTTCTATCGAATATGTGTCACCTTCTGTTGGTACTGGTGCAAAAGCGGTTACTCGTGTTGGACTGAATGGAGAAATCGAAGCAATTCAGGTAAAAGATGGTGGTAAGCAATATGAACTAAACTTTGCACCTAAAGTTTCTATTACATCGAGTACTGGAACAGGGCGTGGTTCGGCTGCACGAACATTAGTTGCAGGAATTAAAAATATACAGCTAATTAACGGTGGACAAGGATACACAGCATACAACCCACCTAAAGTATTAATAACACCACCTACTGATCAGGTAAATGGTAGTGGTGCTAAGGCATCCATCACAGTTGATGATACAACAGGTCAAGTTAGTTCTATTCAGATCACTAACTCTGGATCTGGTTATGACTTCATTCCTGCAATAAGTTTTGTAAACCCATCTGGTGCTATCATCACTGATCCAACGATTGACTCCGAGGGTAGATTAAATGCAGGTACTATTACTATTACTGATGGTGGTATAGGTTACAGTAATCCACCTACAATCTATATTGACGCTGCTCCCACTGACGGAGTTGATGCTGTTGCTGAGTGTACAGTGTCACCCGATGGTGAAATAGTAGCTGTTACTATTACTAACAGAGGTAGAGGATATACTTCTGCCCCTAGAGCAAGAGTTGTGCAACCTATTGGTGCTCAAGTTCTAGATGTTACCGTTGCAAACGGTTCTGTTACTAATGTTAACTTATTAACTGGTGGAAAGGGATATACTGATGCTCCATCTGTTTATATTGTAGATGATCGTAAAGGACCTCTAGGAGAGTCAATTGGTGGTACTGGTGCAGAAGCAGCAGCAACTATCTTTAACGGTGAGATTACAGATATCAATATTATATCATTTGGTACTGGATACTCAACTACAGAACCACCTAGAGTATACATCGCAGAACCCTTGTCAGCACAGTCATCTTGCGACGTTGGATTTGGGGAAGTTACTGGTTTTACCATTCTATCATCTGGTAGAGAGTATCAACCATCTTCATTAAAGGGATGTGCTAGAGGTGTATCTGAAATTGTAGAATTTGATAAGTTCGGTAATCAAATATATGCAAAAGAGTCACAACTAAGGCAAAGTAACCATACTACTGGTGCTGTTGTACATAACCTTGATGCAAGGATCATCACACAGGTATTTGACAAGTTCCGTCGTCAATACATGCCTACAATCAACATTGACTATACTCAAGTCAACCCGATTCAGGTTATTAAGACAATTAAGGACTTCTATGCGTCTAAAGGTACGAAGACTGCTGCACAATATCTCTTTAAGATATTATTTGGTGAAGAAGTTGATATATTCTATCCTAGAGACGAACTAATCAAACCATCTGATGCTTCTTGGGTAGTTGACACTATTTTACGTGCTGAGTTAATTTCAGGTGACCCTATAAACTTATCGAATGCTCAGTTAGTCCAGAATGCTGATGAGGTTGACCAAAATATTAAAGATGCTACTGTATTGATCGAAAACGTCATTTCTATTATAGAAGGAACTGACGTAATCTACGAATTAGCAATATCTGAAGAAACTTTAACAGGTACCTTTAAGATTCCTTATAAAACAAGTCTTGTAGAACCTTTATCAACAACTGGTAACATAATAACTGTTGACTCCACTATTGGATGGCCAGAAAAGAACGGAACTATCATAATTAACGATCAAGAGACTGTACAGTATAAAGATAAGTCACTTAACCAGTTCATTGAGTGTACTAGGTCTAAAAATGGTGTAGTAGAAGACTGGGATCCTGGCACATTAGTTTATTCAGACATATTTGTCTATGTAAACCAAGGATTAGCTAACGAAGTCAAATTAAGAGTCTTAGGTATTGCTGAAGCGGGTACTACAGTCCTAGAAGACAGTGGTTCTTACTATCTACCTGGTGACAAGTTAAATGTTGCTGCTTTAGGATCAACTGACATTGATGAGAGACTACAATCATGGTTATA